GGGTTTATGGAGGCTTTAAGTTGCAAGGTCCTCATTACAAGAAACTTCAAAAGCAGTATAAAAAAGAAACAAATCAAGTGTTTTTTAGAGATACTCTAGAAGGCTCTATTAAGATATTCGGAGATGACTTTGAATTTATAAAAGCACAAAGTCTGGAGACTAAGTATATTTTGATAACTACAAATGCGAATAATAAAGTGCTATCTGTAAATACATTTACTAAAACAGATTGCAAGCTAAATGACACTAAACATTCCATTGAATTGAAGTTATCATCTATAGATAGATATTCTAAGATAATGAATGCTTACGACCATACTTATGACTTGATTAAGTTATCTCCAGCTATAACTCCGTTAACATTAACCAAGCGTTTGTTGTATCAATTCTATATTCAAGGTGCAGATTCCGTATCATGTTATGCTAATGGCACATATTGGGAACAGGAAGCATCTGAAGCTATAGATGATGCCGACGCACTTAAGAATAAATACTATTTTGCTAAAAATTTTACCAAGCAAGAGATTATTATAGAAAAAGAACAATCTGTGTATTTTGCTGGTGCCTATATTAGAGATGAAAATAGCAGTGAATATAAATGGGTAAATACCACAGATAGCCGATATGTTATCAGTTTAAAGGCCTTATCTGATACAGAAAAAGCTAACTATGGAACATCGGCATGGCCTTATGGAACTATATTAAGTGCAGCATCTGGAACACATCCAACAAATACATCTGGTGAAAGTAGGAATTCACTGTATTGGATTTATTTTAATGACATAAAGACTTTTGGCCAGTTAAGTACACCAAATCTTATTTCAAAGAGGGTATATTGTACAAGTTATTTATTTGATAAGTTCACCGGGGTATTTAATTCTGGTAGCAATGCAGACTATTCTTTGAAGAAAGTTTCTGATAATACTGATGCTTTTAACTTTAGAGAATGTTTTATTGATTACGTGATTTGGGCACGAATACTTGCAGATGTAGATTCAGCTATAGAATTATCAACTGGACAAACTAAAACACTGTACGATTTGCCAAAAGATGATTTTGTATCTGAGAGAGTAAACTACAGAAAATGCATAGGTATGGTCGGCCTTAATGTGATACAATCAGGTAAATCTGTAAGTTATCCTACAAAATATGGTAGAACCGATTATGGCACTTACTTTACAAGCAACGTTGTAAGTATTGGCACTACTTCTCACAGGCCTGTACCGATAAGCAGAAGTTCTTGGGCTAATACATCAGTATGGGCTATAATTCCAGATAGCTGGGATACGTTTGAGTATATGTTTAGAACTACCTTTGTTTTAAAAGATGCGTTTTCACTAGCTGACACAATTAAAGCTTTATTGCATGAAATAGACCCACTTGTTAAGTTTGAAGCAACTGCTGAGTATAGTGAATTCTTTTATAATACTGATGGAGTACCACCTATAATATCATTTGATGGAAGTAGAGCAGGCTATGAGCCGTATATAGTTCCAAAATCAAATGTGCTAAAAGGCAATTACGACCAAGCCGCACAAAAGGCTGAAATAACATTTGAACAAATCATGAATATGCTTCGTGATTGTTTCAGATGCTACTGGTTTATCGATAGTAATAACAGACTAAGAATTGAACATATTTCATATTTCATGAATGGCTTGTCATATTCTGGTAAAAATATAGGTTTAGACCTTACCGAGAAATATGATAAATTTAATAGAAAGTCTGTTTTATATGCTCAGGAAGAACAGTCATATTCTAAAGACGATTTAGCATCTAGATATGAGTTTGCTTGGATGGATGATTCTACAGATACATTTGAAGATATGCAAATTGATATTATATCAGCATACACTCAAGCTGACAAGACTGAAGAAATAAATTCAGAAGTATTTTCGACTGATATAGATTTGATGCTATATGCTCCAGATAAGTTCTCAAATGACGGCTTTGCTCTTATGATGGCTAATAAAGATACAGGCAGAGTGCCAATTGCTTCCGTATCTAGCTTAAGAGACGATGAATACATTTATCCTTATACAGTTACACCTCAGAATTATCTATGTTCATGGCTTTATTTAGCTAGGTATTACATGCTTGACATGCCTGCTAAAAGCATTAAATATACAAGAGCCCCAAGCTCTGATGCATATAGAGTTACTGGCGTGAAGCAGTTTATTAAGCAAGATGTAGATTTTCAGACACAGGACAGTATTAACTTATACAAAGCGATTAAGACTTCTATTGGAACCGGTACAATTGATTCACTGTCGGTAAACATAGATACTGGGCTAATAAGCACTACGCTCACATTTAGTCCAGAATAATTAGAGTTAAATAATTATAAAAGAATTTTAATTTTATATAAAATTGAATTTTTTTTATTATATTTGCAATATATTAAATAAATGACAAATTATAAATTATCAGTAGCATGGCAAGTCCAATATGTTTATCACCATTAAAGTTCTATGATGACATTCATAAGCAAAACCGTTATCGCAGTTTTGCTTATGGTCATGTTGCTCCTCTTATCACAAATCCAAATGTAATTACTCCTTTTTACATTAATTATGGAACACAATATGCTGGTCATGCACATAGCATTGCAGCTGTAGAATTATATAATGCGAATACAAATAAATTAGTAGGTGAATACACCAGTAGATTCAAAGATGCTGGTATGCATATAGAAGAAATCAATAGCTGTGTTGTTTTGTGGTTCTTAGGTATATTTCCTTTATCTGGCGTTATCGATTATGAGGGTCAGTATTATCTAGCAATTAAAGAAGCAGTACATGATTATGTTTATTCAGAAGTATTCTGCTTTACAAATAATGTAGACGACTGTATCAAAATAGAGTATTGGAACCCAGAAGGAAATCTATATGTAGGAGGCAAATATCCTATATTTCCATCAGAAAAAGCATTTCACTATATTCTGCTTCTTAAGTCTGAATTAGGCAAACCAGAATATTCATTTGAAGAGGAAGCAACAAAAAGACTAGGCTATTCTTTTATAGAGAGCCAAGTATCAAAGAAAACATATAAGTTTAATACTGTTATTCCAGAATATCTCTGTGATGCTATGAGAATAATACGTCTCTGTAGCAAAAAACAGATAACTTGCAAAGGCGAAACTTATGATGCTATATCTTTTAGTATGGAAGTAGATTGGCAAGAACAAGGTGACTTAGCTTCTGTTAATTGCGAATTTGATGTAGATAATATAATAGTTAATCTTGGTGGATTCCAACATGAACCACTTGGAGGAGACTTTAACAGTGATTACAATAATGACTTTGATAACAAATAGGCTTTATGATAAATAAAATACTTGAATTTGAGCAAATTAGGCTTATAATGATATCAGCTTTAAGCTCTCTGCTAGCTATTCTGACACCAACAGAAGGCTTTGTCATTGCTCTTATAATAGGCTTTGGCTTTAATCTGTTCTGTGGAATGCGAGCAGATGGAGTGTCTATAAATAGATGCAAAAACTTTTCTTGGAAAAAAGCTAGAGAAGCGATGCTCGAATTGCTGCTGTATTTTACGATTGTGTATGTAATATATAGTATTGTATACGCCTGTGGAGATAGACCAGAAGCAATTTATGCTGCTAAGATATTAACGTATATATTTGATTATGCGTATATATGTAACGGATTTAGAAATCTCATTATAGCCTATCCAAAAAATGTCATATTCAGAGTTATATATTCACTGATAAGATTTGAACTTACAAAGGCTTTACCTGGATATTGGAAGCCTATTATAGACAGATTAAATAGTGAATTTGATAAACAAAATAATAAATCATTTGGAAATCTGAAACGAGAATGACTGATTTTAGTAAGGACTTTAATTTAGATTTTAGACAAGAAAATATGGAACTGATAGAAATGAGAAAGTATGTTGAGCAGGAGATACATAAACAAGGTTCTGCTTCAGCGAAAGTCTTAGCTCCATTATTTACAGCTATTATAGATAAATTATCATCTACCGATACAGGAGATAATTCTATAGCTACAATAGCTGTAACTATTGGAGAACCGACTAAGACTGGAGATAACTTAGCTTCGAATAGCTATAAGGTGACAAACGAACAAGAAGATATTGACCAAATTATAGATACTGCTAATCAGAATCATGATTTAACTCACGTAGCAGTTCTTGATAATAATCTGGCTATTATCTTTAATTTCTTAGAATATAGTTCAGATGAGCTTACGGCAATGGCTACAGTTCACGATGGAGAATATTATTTGCACTTGTCTAAAGATGCGAATGGCTCTTACATGAATTGGACTAGAACATCAACTATGGTAGCTCCGGTCACAGAGGCTGAAATAGAAGTATACAAAAAGTTGTTTGGCGCAACCTATGATTATGAGAATAATAAGTTCCAGCTACAAATTGGCACTTCTCTCATAAATCTTACTCCAGCTGATATGCTTTTAGCTGACCAAGAGTATGATAAAGTGGCTAATACTACTAATTATACAGCTATGTGGGCCAATTCTAAGGCTAAGTATATTAAGTGCCATGATTGGTTCCAAGGTTTCCAGTCTGATATAGACATGCACTCAGCATTCTATGGTTCAGATGCAGAAATTATTGGCTTGAATGCTCCAAACGAAGAGCACGAGTTGAATGTAAGTAACTGTACTCAGATGTTTGCTGGATGTATTCATTTACAGCAAATAGATGGCATAATCGTGTTACCAGATACTGGGTACTCAGTGCTTCACATGTTTGGAAGTTGCAATAAGCTTATCACCTTTAAGCTTAAGAACCTTGCACAAGACTTGGATTTGTCTGATTGTAATCAGGTTTCTCCTGAGTCGATTCTGTATTTAGTTCAGAACGCAAAAGATAATATAGCCTTTGTTATAACACTTGAAGCATCAGTACTAGAAAAATATAACTCTTCAGCTGATTGGGCTGAAGTCCGTTCAGCAG